TTAGGAAGAATCGACCCGATCTAGTGGCCGCTGGACACCAGGAAGCGTCTCAGCTGCAACAGTAAGCTAAATCCGGTGCTTTTCTCACGCATGAACTTCATCTGTAACTGGTGCGATTCCTCTGACTGCTTGACCTCCTGCTGGTGCTTCTCCTGATCCTGCTGTAACTCCTGCTGGTGGGCGACGGCGTCTTCCTGACGGTCCTGTTGCTTCATGCCAGACTCAGATTGCTTGAGCTGAATGTCTGCCTGCTTGTCCTGCATCTCAAGCTGCTTCATCTGCATGTCCATCTGCATCCCCTGCTGTTTCATCTGGGCCTCAATCTGCTCGGGGCTTGGGCCCTGCTGTGGTGGCGGGGGTGGCGGGGGCTGAACCATATACCTCTCCGGATCAAGGTCGTTGGCCTTGGACCAGTCCTCTATAAGGGCGTTGTACGGGTCCATCATACCCTGCATGGCAAACTGCTGGAGGGTCGGCATGGCGATCTGTGCAAACTCATTAAGCTGGCGTACACGGTTGACCTTGTTTGGCTTGCGGGCCGTGCCTGCCTCAACCCGGTAATCATAATCCCGGATTGTCTGCTCAAAATCCTGAGTCTTGATCTGTGTGTCCCAAATATGGGCACCCATCTTTCCAAGTACCGGCCTCACTTCCTCTCCGGATAGCATCCACTCAGCGGCCTCCATCTCTTTCATGGCGGCCTGACTGAGCCAGTCCTCGACACGACTGGACATATCATCTGGCCTGACGCTCACATTGTTGCTACGAACCTCGGCTTCTGTGGCACTTCTCATCTGTGTGGGCCCGGATAAGCCGTATACAAGCTCGGTTAGGCCAGTTCGCTTATCAATCATGTCCAGCACCTGCCGGACCATGTTCCAGATTTCCACGTTGAAACTCGGGGCGTCGAGAAAAGAAATAACATCCTTTATACTTCGCCCGAATATCTCGCTGATCTCAATGTGCGTGTAGGGTCCGAGCCCGGACTTGATCTGATCCTGAATCTCGGCCCCCGCTGCTTTGGCTATCGCTATGTAAGTCGTGCTGGATGCGGCAACCTTGTCAGCGAGGAAAGACATGCACCAGTTCACGAACCGCAACTCACCAATGGCTGGCTTGATCATGCTGATCGGCCAGACTTCCTTGGGCTTGTCGTGGAAGTGAAGCCGGGAAAATGGCCAGCCACCATCTGTCCAGAAGGGGATCGGCCATTGGACTCTGGAGAATACGGTCTGGAAATCCTCTTCTTCCAAGACCTCTGAGGGGAGGTTGAGTGGAAAGGGGATATCCTCGGAGATGGCGAGATAGCAGAAGTCGCCTAGCTGGGCCCAATCGTACTCTGTCTTGGCCTCCCGGGAGTCGCTGTCCCTCAACCTGTCTCCAAACCCACCCTTCGAGTACACCTGCCAGTATTCAAGCAGGTCGAACGTCTCCCCGAGCCGCTTCTCCTTACTCGTCTTCTTGCGACCGGCTGCGTATGTCCCGCCCTGACTGTGCAGGGACTCCAAGGTTCCACGTAACTTGCCCTCCAGACCAAAGATCCGTTCCACCTGCCACACAGGATGAACGACCTTGCGGGCTATCCATTGAATGTCTTCCCAGTATTCGGCGTCCGGATCAAGCACCAGATCATCCACAGACACAAAGTAACTCTTGGGATACCGTGTCAGGGAGCCCTTGGGCTGATACATCTCCGTCCACAACAGACTCATGCCCTTGATAATCGCCTCGGTAATGCCCAGCCGGGCCTGAGTCTTTTTGTCCGTCTCAAATTGCAGCCAGTTCAGGTAGTGCTCTTTGAGGCTGCTATGGCACCGCTTAACCTCCTTGTCCTTCTTCTCCTCATCCTCAAACATCTGCCAGTATTGGGCGTGGGCTGGCTGGTTGGGATCAAGGCCGATGGCCTCCGGGGTAATCGTGGGACTCATTCGGGGACTGACCTGAATCCGGGGGTTGCGGTGATATAACACCGGGCCGAACAGGGCCACCGCCTCAAACACGCGATTGACCGTCATTCTAAAAGTGGGGAGGGCTCCCTGTGCATCCTTGTCCAGAAAGCCACCCGGTGCCTTCGCATAAGAACCCTTCCACATCCAATCATGAGATCCGTCAAAAAACTTCATCGCCTCATCGGCATATTTACCGAAGCGATCCTGTTTATGTTTCTTGGCGTCCTTGATCTTCTGTAGCCACTGAGCGCATATCGCGTTCATTGGATGAGTGCCATCATTAAGATTGAGCGGCATTTAGCTCTCCTTGGACTGAACGGCATCTTCCAGCCATCCTCTTTTGGGATTTCCCTTGAACTCAATTCCAAGCTCAATCGCCCTGTGCCTTAAATCACGATAGGAGCCAAGGCCCTTCTTGTCGTCCAGCACATCCTCAATCCGTGCCAAGCGATTCTTCAGGTCCTCTCTCTCCTTGGTTTCCCTCTTGTGGTGATCTGTATAGTCCCACGCACCGTTTTCACGATGGTCGGAATTGATTCTCAGCTTGGGATCACCCAAGTGCCGAACAGCATCAAAAATAGCACCGTCAGCCGTCCTGAGCATCAGGTTCCTGCCGGAGCGGGAAATTCGGATCACGAAACCCATTCGGGGGACGGAGTTGTCTCGCCTTCCTTTTGGGAAAAAAGCCACCGGAGTCCCCTCGCTGACTATCGGCATATCAAATTCCATTTCAAGTAATTCCGTTACGCTCTCCATAACTATTCTCCTGTGGGCCCAAGGGAAATATAATTCGAGGCTGACCCGCCGCCTCTCATCATTTGGTTCATCCGTCTCTGGGATGACCTCCGTTTTCTCTGCGCTATTATCATCGCCACCCGGCTTTTGTTGACGACGTTAGGTTTCGGCTTCACGTATTTTAGCCCATGGGCCACCGCATATTCTAGCGTTTCTATCGCGTGACAGTTAGCCCGGCGGTTACCCTCGTCCTGCACGTATCCGTTGACAATCTTCTTCTTGAACCGGGAAAACTCCCGGCACAGGTTGGGGCACTTCTCTGTCACGATGAGCATCTTGGGGGAGCCATCCGGCTGGATGCACATCCACTCACGCATCTTGATCTCGCGGCCCGCCACATCATCACTTCCGGGAATAAAGTTGAAGCCTGTTTCAACACTATACACCCGCCTCTTTTCCAGCTCTGATGAATATTGCCTGCGGGGCAGCAGGCCACTACCAATGTCCCTCAGGCGACCGCCATGAGCGTCAATGATGAACGACTGGAATGACTGGTTCTTGGCCTTTATGCCCACGTGCTCACCAAACTTTGTGGCGGTGCACTGCTGAATGTATAGCTCGTCATATACTACCGTCTGAGTTCCAATCTGCGGTGGAGGAACGGCATGGAATGTTACAGCACACACGGCGTGTCCGGGATCTACCACCATGTAGCGGCACCAGTCATGTGGAGGGATGCCCTTGTTATCTGTGATAATTTGCTGTACCCGGGTGCGGGGCTGTGAGTGACGTATGGCGCCGTGGAGATCCTTGGAGAAGGTGGGGTACATCAGGATGCTGTCGGTACACATCTCACCGAGAGCACGCTTGCGATATTCATCCTCGCCCCGCTTTCGCCACCGCTTGATGTTCTCACTCTTGACCTGCTCGGGCATGAATGGGTTATCAAAGATAGTGGCCCTGATCACTACTGTGCTGGGGTGCTCGTCCTTGATCTCATCCTCTGCCCGCTCCGAAAGGTTTATCAGGGCGTCATTCCTTGAGTGGGGCAGGGCAGACCAGCGTATCTTTCCGTCCCGCATCGATAGCCGGGCAATCATCTCGTCATACCACTCCGGCCTCTCCAGATCCTCATCTATATGAACAAGGTCTGCCTGAAACCCCTGCGTGGGCTCTCCCTTGCTGCCCATGGCGTAAATGGTCCAGCCATTATGAAGTTCACATACCTCAAACACATGCTGGGCCCGCTTCTTCCATGCGAATTTCTTGATGTATCGCGGTGGGATTAGTGGCGGGGCTGGCTTTGTCTCGTTGCGGCGAGCCCAATCATCCTTGTCCCATGGATGCCACGATCGCCACTCGTTTGTGACCGCATCCTTGATGATCTTGAAGGAGCCAGCACGGAACAGGTACTTGTGTATCACCCTGCCTATGTGGCCCTCATCCATCCCGAGGCAGACCATGACGCCGTCCTCCTCGGGATATTTGCCATGCGGGTCTTGGCCAGTTGCTGCCCGGGCGCCCTCCACAAAGGCCGCTAGGCTTTTGCCGACTTGGTTGCCTGCCTGAAGGAGAACCTCCTTCGCCCTGCTGGAATGAAACCGCTCCTGAAAGGGCAGGGGCTCATACAGGCGAAGGGCCTCCAAGCGGCGGCGGGACCTCTCGGCGTAGAGGCGCCGCATCTCCTTCTTCTGCTGCTCGGTTACGCCGCCTTGGTAAACGACATCAGGTATCTGAATCGCTTCCTGTGGTGGCTTTTTCTTTTTCTTTTTCTTTGCCATGTGCTTCCAGTCGAAGGGGACTGAGAAGGATTAGCCTTCTGGCTGTCTCCTCGATCTCCCTGTCTAAGTCTTCGTCTGTGATTTCTTCTAGGCTCTTTTGAGCTGCTCCGGATTCACTCACCTTTACATTGAGTCTGAGGATGGTGTCGAGCATCCTTTGACGAGTGGAGGAACCCAAGGAGGTCGATAGGAAATTGGCCATGAAGTGCTGTGCAAACCCTCCGGGGCCCCCGAATACCTCTATCAGCCTCTGGAAGGTCTCCGCCATATGGGGAATGTCACTGCCACCCTTGGTCAGGTTCCCCAACAGGTCAATGCCGGACTTCTCCAAGGCAACTATCCGGGCGTCAATCAGCTCATTCTCTTTTTCCCTTTTGTCCTCAATGCGGCACATCTTGCACACCTTCCGGTAGCCGTCCGGCTGGTGGCCATCCTTGTGCCAATACTCTTCGCCTAGCGGGTAGCTGACCCCGCAGTTATTGCACTGCTTCTCGCTCATGTTGCTTCTTGTTAAATGGGAAAAACTCTTTAATAGGCAAATGCACCACCGGCTCCATGTCCTGCCAGTCTTCGCGGTCTTTCCTGCCTCCCCATCGCACCTCCACGAGATCCCGGGTCTCTGAGAACACGGGGAACCAGAGGTCGGTATCGATGAATCGGACTGCCAGATTGCTGCGCATATCCGGGGCTGACTGCTGGAGACGAAGGAGTGTCTCCCACTTACCCAAAGACAGGATCAGGGTCTTGTATTCCGTGGATGGGACGCCCCGGCACTTCAGCTCAGTAAAGCCAACCACCTTGCCGTTCTGAGTAATGGCATAGTCCACCCGGTATGAGATGGGGAGCTTGTTCAGGATCTTTCCTGTCCAATGCTCAATGTCCCGGCGAAAGCCATCTTCCCGGGTCCAAGATGTCTCGTCTTCGTACATCGGTCGTGTCATTGCTTGCCTCCATGTGGCTAATTTAATCCATTAAAAAACGCTGCCGGGAACCCCGAAGGGAAGCCCGGCAGCGCACCCAAGATCCCGATTTGCATGGCTGCGCAGCAGGGTGTCTAGGTTATAGTCCCAGTAGACCTCCGGAGATCACGTGCACCTGCGTTGCTGGGTTACTGGAACCGATGGTTTCGGCAACAGTAGCCACGGCAATGGCAAAGGCAGCGGAGTTCATGGCAACCTGAGCCGAGCCGTAGGTTGCAGTAACCAAGGCACCAGCAGTACCACCCGCTGTCAGAAGTTCTCCGACAATAGGCGTCTCACTGGTCTTGATACTACACTCGCATGGCCCGCCAATGATCAGCCAGAACAGATCATTGGAGGCAACGCCAGCGGAGGCAAGTCCGGTCATGTCGTTGTCACCAACGCCACCAAGTTCATTGATGTTACCCACCTGACCATCTACGAGGCCAAACAGCTGCTGAGACGTGCTAGTCTCAACGGGGGTGATATCAAACTTCAGGGCCTTCTTGGCAACCACGAGGCTACTGCCATTAGTGTTACGAACACAGACGCACCGGACAACCGAACCGGAGCGGCGGCTTTTGCCACCCCGAAGCGCGGGTGTTCGGTCTACATCCGGGAATTCAAAGACGGCGCCTTCCCACTGGGAATTGATGATTTTGCTATCTGCATCAGTCCCCGCGAGCGATTCGCCCATATTAAAAGGAGGATCAACATACTTCATTTTCTTTTCCTTTCAAGAAAAGGGACTATGCAAGCGCGGCCAACTTGAAGAAGTTCCTCGGTGAGGAAAACTTCATGTTGGAGAGCGTGCTAACAACGGCATTGAACGACTGAGAGTGAATGTCGTACTCAGGACCTTCACTGCGTAGCAGTGACTCGTCCATCGACTTCAGCTCCATATTGTCGTAGTTCAGACCGTATCCAATGCCACTTGAAATAGCGGCTTCCCAACTCACTTCCACGCCGTCAAAGTTCAAGACATTCTTGAAACCAAGAGCACGGAGATTGTGCTCGCTGGAAATCTGAATGCGCTCATTGTCATCAAGCAGGTTCAACAGATCCGTGTAGAGGTCACGAGCCAACAGGATGTTGGTGATCTGACCACTCTTGGAAGTGTTGCGCTGCGAGTTAATGATGGCGTAACGCATCGCTTCGTCGCCCTGCTTCGCCCATGTGTCAGCAGAACCACCGAACTTGGTGGTAGTGTAGTTGACCACAAGCGGGAGCCAGAAATCAAATTCTGAATCCGCAATGCCGTCAGGCCACACCAAACCGGATTCCTCGTCACCACCGTAGTAGCCTGCCGTTGTCAGCAGGCCAGCATAGGTAACGCTTTCCGGATAACCGACGTAATCAGCAGCATTGGATGTACGACCGGAGTTTGCACCAGAGGTGTCAGTCGTATCAAACGTCTTGCTGATCGTACCGAACAGGGACTCAAGCCCGTGCCACGATTGCTCGTTGCCACTGGCTTCGCCATCCACATAATACTCACCGCCGAGGCCCTCAGTGATGCTCGTCTCAAGACGCTCGACAAAGTTGTCGAATACCTTGACGATGCCCTCTGGGCCACGGTTGGAGCGGAACTCACGATAGTACATGGTGTCCGCGACTTGGTAGCCACGATACTCCAGATTCGCTGTCTTCCACAGGTTCCTTCGTGCGAAGTTACGTGCGGTTTCACCAGTGTTGCCCTCGATCTTGTGCAAACGATACTGCACAGGCCAATCGAAGCCTTCACCACT